GGTTGGAGGTGGGGTTACACCTCCCCGGATAGCTGATATGGGAATAAACGCCATAGTCTGTGTCCTGCGGTCAAAAACAGGAACCAGCATATTATCCGCATCAACAACTCCAGCATATAATGTAGGTGCGATGTAACTCCACTCATTTTCACCCTTAACCGGAAGCGAGCCTACCGGAGCACTATCTACGGAGGAATTCACGTTACTAAGACCACCGAATGATAAATCGGAAATTTCTGCCGGAGCGATTTCCATCAAAGCGTCCTCGTCCTCTTCAGCAATTGCGTCCTCATTCTCTTCAAGCAAACAAGACATTAAAGCGGCCGGGGTGTCTTGCTTCGGAAGACGGACGATTAAGCCATTCTCGACGACAGCACCTCCAAAAAGACGTAATAGATAATCTGTACTATCTACTTTGTCTTTACGGAGGAACATATTTTTCAGTACTTCATTATTGGCCGCAATCTCAGCCAATACCCGCAATGCTGACATTACATCCGTATCGTCGACGTTCTCTACCTCGGTATTTTGCAGCAATAAGCGATTGATCAGATTGCCATCAATTTTCAACCCCTTCAAAAAGTCAACGATTGCCGATATCTGGCTATCATCTTTCTTACTGATAAACTCAGCTACTGATCGAAGAGAAGAAAGTACATTCTTGTCTGTAAAGGACTTTATGTCATCCTTTTTAACAATATCAATACTTTCTCCGCCGCCCTGATTAACAACCGTAGTACCGGAAGATGTACGCGTAACGGAAGCGCCGACCGGATATTTATCCGATCTGGGCTTTGCCGGTGCAGTAGATGATACTATAGATACTTTCTTCATTATACTTCAATCATTATACATTCAAAGCGGTTCATCTTACAGTCTATTGAACCTCCTGTGCAGATGAATTTCTTACCAACCAAAAAAGTGTCGGACAATCTCGTTATCGGTGTTAAATCCGCACGCTCTTTTATTTCCTGGGTAAGCTTAATACGGGTGGCACTATAATGATTAATGCAGCGGGTAATCATCATTTCCTCCGGACGGATGGCATCGTCGAGAATGCAGTTATACAGGTTATCCGTCAAGTAATCATCACCTAACATAACTTTACTGTAACATGCTCCATCTTCATTGTAGGACGATATTTTAAATTCTATCTCGTCCAGCTCATTGATGTAATTCTCGTTCAGGACGTTTTCGTAAGTGCGGTCAGAGTCGTTATCTTCCCCGTCCAACTCTGGTGTACCTTTAAATAATTGAAGTTTCAGATTACGCATGAAAGTATAGTAGGGATATCTCTTGATCCGGCCACCTTCTCCGTAGTTGTTTGGTGCCGGTCGCAATACAGTCAGTTCGATCTTACCTAACAGGTGATCTTCCTTCTTGATAGGAATAGCATAACCCTCCGAATCAATATTCATCTCATAGGTTACATTGTTTTCAAAACTGTTCCAGTCATACCATATCTTAGACTTGTTATATCCGCCACATCTTATGATAAACCTTGTCTCTTCTTCAATCCATTTCCTGCCATTCCAATACTTGTTACCAATCTTTAATTTGAATTTGCAGCAATTATCTCCGGCGGTATTATTCCAGTTTCCATCTCCAGCTTTAGATGGATCCGTATACAATGAATCGGACTGGAAATACTCTCCACTCAGTAACAGGTAGCCAATGATACCATCATCGCCCGGAGAGATGACAGTATCCACAAGGTAATCGGGATTTATCTGTAGAACTGGAATGTCCTTCTGAAGAAAAAACGTCAAATCATCCAGAGACGCATAATTTTTATTGCTTAACCCCATGCCGATGATTAAGATGTCATCAAAACTCAAGGTCGAGGGCTTTCCGTCCGCCCATTTATATTTCGCCTGCTTGCTTATCAGTGACCCGATATTGTCTATAATAGCATTATCCGCATTACTTCCCAACGGTTCCAGATCTACATTTATTTGCTGCAATGAATCTTTGTCGCTAAACAGGTTGTTGAATCTCTTATTTGTGTAGAACTTGGCGAAATATGAATATTTGTCACCTTCTATCATTCGATAGAATGGGCTGTCTTTAATCAAGGGATTCAGCAATGAAGGATCAAATAAATCCGGGATCAGGCTTTCTACCGGATAATTGCTACATTTCACGGTCACTTTATTATATCCGGGAAGGACATCCAGCGAATGATTGGCTCCGGCAAAACCGATATCCTGTATGCGTAGTTCATTGAGCCAGCTGTCGGTTTTCTCTTCCAATATTATATCATACTTGTGATATGTTCCGGTATGGTCCACGTCAACAAAGTAAAGATCACCTTTCCAGTCGACACATGTCCAGTTAAGGAACTTGCAAACCTCTTCCAGAACTTCTTTAAACTTCATCGGCTTATCATCTTCATCAAAAAAGTCCTGTTCGCTCAGTATCATATCCGAAAGAACATTCTCTGTAGTGGAATACTCCGCTTTTCCGGAAGCATAAACATGAGGAATATAAACGGAGGTATATTGTCCGGCAGCGATGGCAATACAACGTTGTAATAAGTGCCAGATGGAAACGAATACTTTACTGTCTCCCTCTATTGTGTAGTCGATAAATTCCAAAACAGACATCGCCGAAATACATTCTAATTCCAGCATAAAGGTTTTAGAGGTGTAGTCCTGAGTATATAGTTCCGGCTTAACAAAACCGCACCAGGTTATCACACCATTTTTCTTTAGCGTCACCCGGAATTCCTTGTAAGCAGTCGAGAAGAGGGATTGAAGATAATCGCTACCCACAACCTGTAACTTTGCCGTAGAAAAACGGGTAGGTGTGCAAAGAAACTCCTCGCTGTCTATGTCTATGGTGAAAGGAGTGGCACCGGCGGTTAGCTCCGTCGATGCGCCCACATAATCTTCTTTTTCAATTTCTACCACGCATGGAATATTATCCAACGTAGCGAATGGCACTGTATAGATTAGTCCGTAACTCATGATATTGGCTTTTTTCCTTGTGATTTCAGCTCATTGTTGATAGTAAGAATAAGGTCTTTGGAGCGTACTTTGGTCGTTACCGTAGATGACAACGTCTTACCCCCGCCCAATTGACCGGAATTAATCGCCTCAAATAAACGGGATTGCTGTCCGCTATTGAGAATCATTTCCCCGGCATTTACCCGGGCTAGAATCTTGTCTCCTGATGTTGGACCGCCTGTAATTACACCACCACGAGCAAACTTTGGCAATGAAGCGAATAACCCGATTATGGCGGCAACCGCACCGGCTGCTAATGCAAGCCCTACGATTGGAATACCTGCAACACTTTTTGCCGCTCCTGTTGCCGCCTCTGTCGTGTTAGCGACAATCACGCCTTTAGAATTGTTCTTCTTGGCCTCAGCTGTAGTGGTATCAGATACTACCTCTTTGACATCATTTGTAATCTTTGTATTTGTTGTAAGATTATCGATTACGATTTTCCTCTTATCTATTTCTTCCTCCTTTTCCTTTGCTTTAGCAAGTTTGTTAGTCAGTTCCGTTAACGTTTCGATGGTTTTGCAGATACTCATAATCCCATCAATGGTATTTGTTATTGTGTTCCAAACGGCCATGATACGTTCCCATCCGGACGCATCGACATCATTCATGACATCACGCAGATTTTCAAATGCACTGACCATCCGGTCAGAGCTACTGGCAATATCCTTAACCCCGGAATATAAAGACTCATTTAATTCTTTGCTGAATGATTTTATGTCCTCTCTTACTTGAGCTAATTTCAATGCATCCTCCAAATTATCGGTATTCTGGATGGCGTTATTCAACTCGTCCTGGATTTCCTTAGCCAAATCGCTCGTCTTATCCTTTACTCCATTGAGTTTTTCTTGCAAATTATCCCTATACTCAATCCATATATCAACCTTTTCCGAAAGTTTATCAGTTTCAGTTTTCTTATAATCAAAAGTAGTATCCCGTTGGCGAAGTTTAGGCATCTGGAAATTCTTCTGCAGATTCTCGCCAATCACTCCCTGCATTTCCTTGACGAAATTATCAGCAGCATCTCCTATCTTTTCAATGGAGACAGCCGAATTAGCGGCCGCCAAGGCTGCATCAATGATCGCTTGTCTATATTCATCTTCCGAAATTAGTTTCTTGTCTAATTTGACCTTAGCAAGTTCTGTAGCTTTAGTATATGTTTCTTGCACACTACTTAACTCCGCTTGTGCTTTCGCGGATTGCGTCACACGTGGATTTAATGTGCCGAGTAGTGCCGATACATATATCTCATTTGCATCAGCCGACTTGCCCAAAATACCGCCCAGTTTGACTACCGTATCTGAATTAAGTTTATCTATTTCTTCATTATACTTGTTCTGTGTAATAGCCCCGGATTCGAGTTGGTTCTTATATTTTTGCAAAGAAGCTCGATATTCTTCCTCCGCCTTTTGAAGGTTGGTTTGTTCGGGATCATCATCAGGATCGTCATCGTCCGTATCAAGTACTGTTACAGTTTGAGCTAAATGTTCGCCTCCTCTTTTAATGGCATTATCAATAACCTTTAAATTTTCATAGAATTCAGGGAACTTATCTTCTATCTTATACCAGTTAAGATTCTCTCTGTTTCCTGACTTCTCGGCTTCTTCTCGTTGCGCCCTAAGATAAGCATGGTAATTCTCTTTAGATGTCGTTCTGCCGGCATACAGTTTAGCAAGTCGTCCCATCGCCTTTTCGGACAATCCAGCATCACCCGCTAACTTAGCATTTCGCTCAGTATACTCTCCAACTGTACCGAATGCAGCTTCTGCCATTGCAGCCTCTTTCAACAACGCAATTCTTTCTTTGACTTTCTTAACGAGTTCTTCTTGTGTCAATTTTTCCCCATCAACTATCTTTTTCAACTCAGCTTGAGCCGAATTTATTTCCGCTTGCTTGCTTTTTCGATCGGTCATTATCTTTAGGAGAGACTGCATTCGTGATACTTCGGAAGTATTCCCGGCCTTCTGCAACTCTTTTTCGTATTCGGAAAAAATATTCTTAACACGTTTAGCCTCCTCGCGCATATTTACTATCTTCCCAATTACTACACCGATCGCCGTGATTAGAGCCATTGGCCAGACAGTAGACCAAAGAGACTTCAAAGTAATGGCGACTTTTGCCCAAGCAAGTTTAATCGTATTGGCGGTTTTTCCCCATATAGAAGTTGTTTGTAACGCAGCCGCTTTATCAGATGCAATCTTTGCTGCATCTATAGCCCTCTTCTCCGCTAATGATGCAGCATTAAGAGCCTTTTCCGCTTTTGCCAGTTGAGATTTACTTGCAAGTCTCTTGCCATTTTCCGTTGTCTCATAAGCCGTTTTAGTAGCTTCCAGAATTTTTTCCGCTTCTATACGCTTCTGAGTAAGCAGCAACTTTTGTTCCTCAGCAATTTTTGCCTTGTTGACAGTCGTAGTAATGAAGGTCCATTGGGTCTTGAAGAAACCTCCAATAACCTGTATCAGCTTTCCACTTATCAATGTGATAACGAATGCTACCAGACCGGAAAAACCGGACTTTATATCTCGCAGCAATTGGGTGAACCATTGTATCATATCCTTCAATGGTCCGTTGGTGCTTTCCGATAACTTGATCATGAGGGCTTCCCATGCAGACCCAAGCCCTGCCATGGTTCCTTTTACATTATCTCCCATCGTAGAAGCCATCTGATTGAGATCACCTTCCACATCTGTAATGGCCTCACGTAATGGTGCTATCTTATCGGCCGACTGTAGAAAAGCGTTGAAAGCTGCCACGCTTCTTTTGTCCGTCAGCTGAAGGGTAGTGTTTAGATCGACACCTTTATCTTTCAGTTTCTGCAAGCCCGATACAAGCTCCGGCAATGTTTTCACAGGCCCACCCAACGCAGTAGCAAGCTTTCCTCCGCTATCTGCCAAGTTAAGAAGGATGTTACGTGTGGCAGTGGCGGCTGATGAAGCGTCAAATCCAGAATCGGCCAATTTCCCGAGCAAGGCCAGAGTATCTTCTATTTCGAAATTGAAAGCCTTAGCTACCGGGCCAACAGTCGGCAACGCATCCCGGAGATAGGCAAATGACAAAGCACTCTTAGTGGTTGCTATTGACATTGCAGATACATATCTCTTTGACTCCGAAGCCTCAGCCCCGAACATTCTTATGGATGCTCCAGCAAGTGCAGCCGCTTCCGCCAGTCCGGCGTCAGTAGCTTCCGCAAATTTCAGGACTGATTCTGTAGCCGATAGGATCTCATTCCTTGTAAAGCCTAACTTAGCTAATTCTATCTGTAAGTTAGCGGCCTCAGACGCTGTGTATTTCGTTGTTTCTCCCAACTTTTTGGCGTTATCCGTTAAATCCTTTATCTTGTCAGGAGTAGTGCCGAGAATAGCTGATAATTTGCTTATAGATGCTTCAAATGCCGAGGTAGCTTCAATAAAATTTCGAAGCCCCATCCCGCCAAGACCTAATACTGTTGCAAATCCTAATATTTGCTTTTTCATTCCGTCAAATGCGGATTTTACTTGATTGGCGCCTTTCTTAAACTGCTCAGTTAAGAGATTGATCGCTATACTGAATGATAATTTACCTGCCATAATAGTCTGTTTTTTTAGTTTTCATAAATTCTTCAAATCGGCCAGCATCTTCTTTGATGGCACGTTCGGCTTCTTTTCGCATCTCTTCTTCTTCCCATGGGAAAGTAATTAAGTCTTTGGCACCGTTTTTCATCTTCCTTGCATCGATGTGAGGTAACATGGTGAAATAGGTCCACATCCGGCTTTCTTCCATTTGCTCCTTTTTCTTTTGTTCGTATACTTCCAAGTAGAGAGGAAGATCGCATAATTCCATTTCATTCAATGCATAATGGGCGTCCAGTCCTGCCATTATCAAAGTAGAAACTATTTTACCTATGTTTTCAGGGCTACCCTCGGAATTACCGACATCAGATGTGGTTATCTTTCTTTGAAATTGGGCCACGACTTCCATGATCTTTCCTAAATCGGAAGACATGGCATTCATAAACCTTTCGTCTGTCAGCACTTGCCGGAATACTTCAAATGTATACCTGGACTTATCGCTGGTGATATACATGACATAAAGCAAAGATTCTATATCTTCTTTATCCGTGTAATCCATCAGCGAAAAGGATTTTTCCCGTAGCTGTTCCCAGCGTATGATTGCCTTAATGGTAAGACGTTGGTATTTCATTCCCGGTGCCATAATCAATTTTGGCGGGCAAGGAATGCGAGACGGGGCAGGTCTTTTATGACCTTCCACACTCATATCGCACACAGCAATAAGAACTAAAATTAAAAGTGCAACACCTGCACAAAAGATAAATATGCTCAAGTCCATTATTCATTCATATTAAAAAAGGCGGCCATCATAGGACCGCCTTATGCATTTGTTAACGAATTCTCAGTGTCACGCTGCAACCGGTTCTATCGGAGTCAAAGCTCCCACACCTTTAAAAGACGCGCTCACCGAAACAATCTGCCCGTTATCCGATTTGATGGACAAAGAAGTGATAATCACTTTTCCCGTATAATTTGTTTGTGCGGTATCTTTGGTGAAAGTGCCACCGAAGTTATCTTGATCCGCGGCTTTCGCACTGCCAAAGAAGAAGTCCAAAGGATCACCCGCTATCTGCTTCGCAAGCAAGGTATCAAAACTCATTGCGCCTTCTTTACGCGTCAAAAGTGACTCGCTGGAAATGGTGAAACTCTTCTTTCCGGCAAGAGAACCGGCCCAGTCACCCATCATCTTATTGGAGATATCCAGTTCTTCTGTACTGATATCCAGTCCTGCACTTGATCCGAATGCTATCGGATCTTCCCCGATAAAAAGCATAAGTTCACCCCTGTGGATGTCTACGCTTGAATCTAATTTCTTTTCTGCCATAATTATTTCTGCTGAATTGAAAATTGTAAAATTTGAATAAATTTGCCATCAATGAAGTCCTCTGTAGAGTCTTCAAGTTGTATGTGTATATCCGGATTCCGAAAGTCGCCGGATAAAGTGTCATAAATTAAAACTGCAAGCTCTTGATTGCGATTATAATCATCCGATACAGCTACGACATTTACATAAGGGATCTGGTCTGCAACCCCATACTTAGTATATACCTGTTTATATCCGTCACGCTGATAAGTGATAAAATCACCTTCTGTACTTTCTGGGGCTATAACAGGGAAAATCTTATCCTCTATAAGAGAAACAATATTGGGGTTATCCAGCAAAAGAGCTCTTACCTCAGTGGTTATCTTGAACATGTCCATTATCTACGAGAATTTATTCGTTGAACTGCCTTTTGTGTACCCTCATAAATGGCCTGCATGGCTCTGTTACCTTCTGTATGTTCTGCATCTGTCCAAAACTGGTTATCTGGCATAATACCACGATAAGCACCGGACTTCGTATAACGTCGTTTGGTTCCTCTATCCACCAGATGTGAATGATTACCTCCCGGACGATCAAAACCAGCCAAAGCACCAAGCTTATTCCGTTTTACCCGATTGGTAAAAGAGTTCATAAGATGGTTGGTTTGTTTTCCATGATGCAACAACCTAACACGTAGATTTCTACGGCCTTTTACACGAAAGAGATTGACCGCTGAGCGAAGTCCGCTCTTAATGGCCTTGTCCTTTTCAAAATCCTCAAGATTACGGACTAAGTACAGTATGCTATCTTTGTCAATAACTGAAGCCTGTATCATGTATTCAACTTTTTAAGGGTTAAAGTAAGTTCGTTGTCACGAGGTTCAATCATTTTTATTTCCCAGGTACATTCAGCCCACTTTACGCGACAATTATAAGTTATCTGAGGATATTTACGAACCAACATCACAGTCATCTGTCCGATAAACTGTTCCTTTGCACTCTCATCCCCGGTTATGATGGACTGTTTCTTTCGGTAAGCCCTACACCTGAATACTTCTTTGTATTCCTTGCTAATGGCTCCTGATGGCGTCTTCTCTTTTGTCAACGCCTCAAAAATCAAAGTCTCTTTCAGTAATCCGGCTCTCATAGGCTAAAGTTTCGATAAAGTGATGTCAGATATTTAACTCCCCGAGGAAGCTCCTGAAGTCTGACGCTGGATACGCTTTCCCTGTTGCTATAATAAGTGCCGATTGTAAGCAGAATAGCGTGCCGGAGAGGTGCGGGGATTTTAGAGCCGCCACCTATAGTTTCAAGTTCTTCAATTGTCACGCACAAATCCTTTGCAATATTCTCTTCACCTGCCTCTATCAAAGACTCAAGGTAAGAATCATCCTCCGTAAAGGATGATTCTAAATTCAAGTGCTTCTTTACCAACTCTAAGTCGACGTATGCCATACTACTTCAAAGACGCAATAGAGAATGATTCCTTACGGATGAATCCCATATTCCAGTAAGAATTGGTAATCAGTCTTACCGTCCCATTCAGAGCTTGGGTATACGGATCTACAAGCAATTCAATGCCGCCCCACTGTCCCAAGAAATAGTCTGCCCAGTTGCCAAAAACAATACCGAATTCATCAGCACCTTCACCAAGCTCTTTCGGCAGGTTGTTTGTCCGCAGCGCTTTGTAACCATTCAATTGACCATCGCCATTACCTGTAAAGATAAAGCCTCCGGCACCGGATGCATCTTTAACTTTCGTTTTTGCCTTACCAACAAGTGACGGGTGCAGAATGTAAGACAAGCTACCGAACAATGCATTCCGAGTATCCGCGTTAGTTTCCATCGCAACGATCTGTGCCCATGTCATATCACCTTTGATATTTGCATCAAGGGTGTGGAACATACCGTCAGGCGTATTATCCACACCGGTATTCTTGCTGAAAGCAGTCTGCTCTATCTTCTGCGCGATGGCTACAGCGATAGCCTGACGGATATATGCTTCTACAGAAGCATTCTCCTGCACAAGTAACTGTTTGGAAATGTCGACATAAGCAGTCAATCGTAGTGGTTTGAACACATTACCTTTAGAGAATTTCCCGGCGCCATCCTTAGCTTCTGCGTTTTCATCTTCCCAAAATACATTCGCACCGGAGAATGACGGCCAGTAAATGTTGCCTTGCAGACCAGTCATGAAACGTGCACCGGCACGCGCCAGGACCAGTGCCGATTGTAACGGCAACAACATTTCCTGTTGTTCCTCGTCAATAATAACACCTGTAGCAGCTTCCGTTGCAGCAGTAAATGCTGCACGGTTTTCCATGTTTACCGGCACTACGATACTACGTTTATCGGCCATCTGGGCACCTGACTGGTTATGCAGTGTAGTAGCCACATCGATAACACCGGCATCCACATCATTCTGCTGGTTTCCGTCCACCATGTTGGCAATAGCACGACGCAATGAGAATTTGCCTCCTTGCGGCTGGTGTCGACGGCCTTGCCGGCGATTCATGTCTTCGTGTTCCTCAATCTCAAGATTGATTTCTGCCATACGTACCTGGTTAGCTCCCAATTCTTCATTTTCCTCAGTTGTTAACAGGCGTTTTTCTCCTTTAGCAGTTTCAAGAATCGTTTTTGAACGAGTGGAAAGCTGTTTCTTCTCATCCTTCAACTCTGTGATACTTTTTTCTTTAGCCATAACATTTAAATGTTTAATGATTTTTCAATATTTGAGTAATACTCTTCCAAATTTTCGTTGTTTTGACGGGCAAATTCTTCCTCAGCCTGTTCCTTACCACGCATATACACCGAAGTCTTACTATATGCGGCATTGTACACAGGAGCAATGTCGTATAGATTCCCTATCTTAGAGATTGTCCGTTTCCATACACCATCACTTTTCTTTTCCCAAGTGTCTTTCTCCACATCAAAGCAGAAAGAACTCTCGCTAATCTCTCCCCGGCGGATATTTTCCAGCAGTTCATCTCCAAGTGCTGTCTTAGGTGCCTCAAAACGATACTTAAGTCCTTTGCTATCGACTGATAACGCCAGTGATCCGTTTCCATTTGTACACCGGGCAAGTACTCCCCGGTTTTGGTTATGATTCAGTAATGCAAACACATCACTTTTTTCAATGACTCCATCTAAAGCTCCTCGGTCAATCACCTCCTCAAAGGACAAACCGTCAGAAGATACCCCAAACAGTAAGGCATAGCCCTCTACGGTCCGTTTTTCCTCTTCTTCTCCGGTTACTTGCACCTGAAAAGCCGTGTTTCTGATTTCTCTTTTTTCGTCCATAATCTTAGCTTTTACTCACTAACCACAGATTTGTCGGACACTTTTGGATTTTCTTCATTTTTTGCAAGATTTTCTTTAACTGCGTTATCTAAGGTCTGCACATTCACCTGTACGAATGCCTTGTCACCATTTTCAATTTTTGGAAGATTGTTTTCACGACGTACCTCGTTCGGCGTTGCCGCACCGATGACAGACAAATCCCTCCAATAGGCAGCCTGTGCACTCTTATCCGTACGTAGAATGGCAGACGTATCGAATTCAGCAAGTACCCTGCCTCGCTCTGCCGGTAAGAATACTTTTCTGTTGATTTCCTGCTCAATCTTTGTTATCACGGCCAATGCGGTATCCGTCAGATATTGGAGCTGCGTAGCCTCAACAGTAGAATAACTTGATTTACTCAGGTCGAATGCTTTCACTGGAGATACAGAAAAAAAGCGGCAAAGATCAACTACATTGAACTGCCTTGACTCAAGCAGCTGGGCGTCCTTGGGATTAATAGTAATAGGCTGGTATTTCATATTAGCTTCCAGCACTGCAATACCATTGGGGTGGTTAATGATTCGTTCCTCCCAGGTTTGGTATATCTGATCCTTTTGAGTTTTATCGAGACGGGCGCCTTCGACTGTCAGGACTCCGGACATTCCCCCATTCTTGAAAAATCCCACAGCGTGTTCTTCCGAACTCGTGGCGATATTAAGAGTCTGTCGGGCATGGGTAAGAGTGGAAACACCTATAATGCCATCGTATGAGAAATTGAGAACATGGATCATATCTCTCGGTTCGACAAGCTCTTTAAACCCCGTAATCTGATAGCGTTTTCGCATAATGCCTTTGCCGTCAGTAACCCAGACTACAGAGACATGGGATGTCGGCATATAAATAAGTTGAGAAACGGCCAATTTACTATCTCTCTCAATATATGCATATCCATTTCCTGTTAATAAAACAGAAGCCATAAGTGTCTTGAAGAACACAAACCTTGTCATATCTTCATTAGGTTCCAAGTCCAGTACTTGATAAGCCGGATGTTCCTTATATTCCCGTTTGAATCCATCCCTGTCAAGTTCATAAGTCTTAAGTGGAAGCACCGCCACACTATCAGATATGAGGTCTACACAGCGGTAAACTGTTGACAACAGCATAGGTTTGCTACGACTCAGCAAGGGAGCGTGGCCACCGGAGTAGCTCCACGCAGGAATACGGGATGTTTCCTGTTTTGAAGCTTTTCTTATTTCAAAATTGTATCCGAATATGTTCATATCACACTTTTCTACACCAACCAAAAAAGTGTCGGACATTTTAATAAAATTCTCCGTAGCGTGGTGATGTCAGATATCCACCCAATGCTTCCAGCATACCGATCACACCATCTATCTTCTTTTCTTCAAACTGCTTAGATGGCTTGGTGTTGCCGTTTCTGTCCCTGGCCATTACTACATTGCGGAAGCAATGCCGGTTTATCACATTATTATCTATCACGGCTTTCCCGGAAAGCAGAAGACGCTCCATCTCTTTGGTAGGCCGGTTGAAATTCCCAAGAGCCTGGCTAAAAGGTTCCATAGGCAAACCCTTTTCCTCAGCATTGATGGTAAATTGGGTGGCATTCCAGCTATCGTAAGCAATCTTTTGGATATAAACCTTATCCCGGATATCCATAATGTCATTGAGGATATAGTCATAGTCAGTCACGTTTCCCGGAGTGATTGTTATCAATCCCTGCCTGCGCCATTCCCCATAAAGTTCCTTGAAACGCTTCTCCTGAAGCGCGACTTCCGGCAGGTAGTATTTAACCTTGAAATAATACTTTTCTTCAGTTGGGAACATGAATGCAGCGCAGGTTAAGTCACTGGTACTTGATAAGTCAATACCCATGTAACAGTCCTTGTTTATGAAATCATCAAAATCAATGTTGGCAGACGAGTTCAAAATATAGTGTTCAGGTATCCAAACCGTCTCGGCATCGCACCACATATTGATGTTCTTGGTTTTGATGCCGACCTCTTCGGATGGCGAATTCATAGCTTTACGCACCTGTTCACGCAGATACTTTGCCTTGACCGTTACTCCAAGGTTCGGGTTGCTTTTGGCCCAGTTCTTTTCATCTTTCCAGTCATCCCCTTCATCCAGCGAGTATATCAATGCGAATATGGTATCGTCTTCTTTTAGGCCTCTTAGAATTTCTGTACACATGTCCCTGAACTGATAACATGGTCCTAACTTATCGAAGCCTGCTGTAGTAATTATAACCCCCATTGGATCGTCCCGCATACCCTGCCCGGATTGTAATACATCCTTTAGACCTGAATTCTTTGCGGCATGATACTCGTCAAGCAAGAACATGGAAGGGTTCGGACCGTCCAGTTTGGATGAATCAGCTGCCAGAACTTTCAAAAAAGATAGAGTCTTATCGAAATTGATCTGGTCACGAAATGAGTCCAGATATTTATGCTTTGGATCAAGTCCGGAGACAAAGTTGCGACACATCTTGAAACTGACCTTAGCCTGGTCTTTGGAGTTGGCGGCCAAATATACTTCGGCCGCGGATTCACCGTCAGCAATAAGATGATAAAGACAAAGAGCAGCAGCAAAAGCGGACTTGCCATTTTTGCGGGCCATCTCTATGTACACAAATGAAATTAGTCGACACCAGGTCCCATCCTCATCTTTTTTATAGAATCCGTAAATGCTAGCCACTACAAACTTCTGCCATGGTAATAATTCGAAAGACATACCGGCATGGCGTCCCGTATAATGGCGGAGTAAGGCAATAAATTCAATAGCGTAATCTGCACATTCTTCACGGAATTCGATATCATCACGGTCAAATAAGGAATAGAAACGTTCTACGGCCAGCTTAATGAATTCACCTACTACCACTTTACCGTCGCGTACATCAGCAGCATATTGATAATAGCCTTTCATCTCTTTTTTCCCGGAGCCTTTTTGATAAACTTGTCCAATGGAGATTCTTCTTCCTTATCTGATTTCATTTCCTTGATATTTCCCCGGCTTTTAATGGTCAGGCCATATTCTGTCATGATCTTCATGACTTGGGCATAATTTTTAGTAGCAATATTCTGTGCGGGATTGGCAGCCCTTTCATATTTAATCATAACAACAGGGCCATCAGCAAGCAAAATATCCGTAGCCTGTAAGTACATCTCGTAACTGGTAGCGAGCATTCGGAGTGCTCCCAGATCAATGCTTTGTATAATCTTTCTTTTATTTAGTTCCTTGACTACATCCCGCATAAATTTTTGCGTTTCATCCGATAATCCATCGGGCATATTAAACTTTACCATATTGATTAGATTTTTCTGACTAACCATTTTTTTGTCGGACAGAAACAGTGTTAATAAATTAACAAATTCAAAATTTGAAAAAGTGCCGTGTGTGTAAAGAAGGGTGGGGCGAGGTTTCGGAAGTCGAAACCCTGAAAAAAAATACCCCTATCCCCTCCCTGATGTTCCACGGAATTTTAACACTTTGTTCCACGGGATAGGCAATATAGGGATTTCCCTATTTGTTTGCGTAAAGCAAATAATATCCGTTAAAAAGTTTGCGTAAAGCAAATTAATACATTATCTTTGTGACAGTTAAAGCAAGGGGCTTTAAATCATTTGACATTATGAAACAATTAATCGATGGAGTTTGGGAATACTCACTAATCAATCCCGATGGTTTTACTCTTAACATTGAGACAATGAAACCTGTTAAGTACGGAATTTCAGTAGCGTATCAAGAAACGCAAAACAGTTTCGGAAAAGAGAGTTTAAACGGAGTTATTAATCATGCTTTAGAACATAGTAAAACGGTTGGCGGATGGTTCGACACCGAAAGCGAACGTTACTACTTCGATAGCGTAAAAGTCTTTAAAAACTCGGAGATTGACAAGGCGATAGAGTTCGCAAGGGAAAACAATCAACTTGCAATCTACGATATGACAAACGTAAAAGAGATTAGAATTAAGTAAGGGGTTCGCCCCTTGCTTTTTCTTTCTTTCCTAAAATAGAAAAAGTATGGAAAAAGAATTTATTAATGGTTACAGAAGAATGGGAATAGATATTGAACCATTGGAAGACGGTACGGTAAAAGTCACTCAGGCGAGACTGATAAACGGGTATATACTGAACCAAAAGCAACTCATTGAACGGGGGAAAGAACTGTATCCGGATGCAAAGATTATCCCGGTGGCATATTCTTTGAATGTAGATGATATTACGGTTGAGTGGATAGAAAGTAAGATGCAGGAGTTTGGCATAAAGAGGAATGATCTAATAAAGCAATTAGCTATTGATCGTTCTTCTTTGAGCCTTATCATGTCTGGCAAACGTGAACTGTCCAAACCTATGCGGGCAACATTCTTTTATTATTTCCTGACGTATGAATTGAACCGGGATTTCAGGGAACACCTGGATAGTTTATAATTTGTTGTGTATCTTTTGATGGCATTGCTTACAAAGACTCATCAGGTTGTCATAATCATAGGCAAGGAATAACCGTTGCTGGGGATCATCCGTGCTCATAAAGGAAATGATATGGTGAATGTCTTCAGCCGGTACTGTTTTATTTTCTTTCAAGCATAGTTCGCACAGTGGATTACATGCAAATTTCCACGCACGCAACCGGCGCCAGCGTTCAGAATTGTATATCTTCCGTCGTTCAGTATTGTATTGGTTATTGTCTTTCGGTTGTATCTTCTTTGGCTTGTATATAGTCGGCATAGGGTATTTTCTTTAGTTGTTGGGCATCTCGTATTGTCTGAAACTCTATCATCCGGTAGCGATGAAGGAAATGTCTTATCAGGTCTTCATCAGTAGTACATTTCAAGGATTCTTCATCTTGAATAACGTACAGAACTGTGTCCTGAAAAATATCTTCATGGCTACGGGAATCAAAATACCCAGTTACCTGCCGGAAACATAAGGCCCGTAGTTTATTATAATTGCGGGCTATGCTTCCAGCAATAACCGGATAATGCTTACTATTCTTATATCGGTTTCTCATCAAGTTTTAAATTTCCTGCATCGTCCACAATATCGTTAAGCCCTTTCATCACTAATGAACGGACTACTACAGATACTTTGACACTTGTTTTATTGGACAATTCTTCTAATAGCATTAATGTACGGTCATCAAATCGAATTGAAATTCTTTTCTTCTTCATTGTTTAAGCCTCATCAATTTATCACGTTTATACTCTTCCGCATACTGCCGGGTAGCTTTACTCTTTGTGACATAGATCACTGTTGTACCTGACACCCGGACGGGATAGAGATTCTTTTCTCTTTCCCGTTGTCGGGCAATAATCTCATCAAGGTTTCCTGTATTTTTAGTAGTATCCGGTTTACCTTCCTCTACTGACAATTTACGTTTCTTATCTCTATTATTCTGCATATTTATATTTTTATAGTTTTGATTAAAATTTCTCTGGGTGTTCTAACACGTCTGTTATTTGAATCGCATTTCTAAAAATCCAGCCATGATTACATCTATTACATTTGCCTTCAAGTCTGATTATATTTCCTACTTCATTGTAGGATGAATCTTTAGCCACATATCCAACCGATTGAACAAAAGTTGTAGACGCAATACTTATTTCCATCAAAATAAGATTAGTACAGCCACATTTAGGACATCTTGCTTTACTTTTAAAAGTGTTCATATCTTTATAGTAATTAGTTATACTGCTCTTTCTTTCTCATCCCACGGGTTAAAGTCTTCCTCTATAGGTATTTCTTTTTCGTGATAATGCTTCATTTGATTTGTTATACGTTAAACTCTATCTTCTGCTGCAGCACTTCGTCCGCATAATACTGATCGAATCCTTTATCGCTGATCCACCAGTTGAAGCCGAACTCTGCATCGGTGAAGTTACGGGTGATATACCCTGCATCAATCAGTTTTTGAATAGTCTGTATCCACTTTCTACGGACATGAGGAAAACGCTGAGAGTCTTTTAGCTTCTGCTTATAGTTAGACATTGGACAAAGAATACATCCAATACGTTTATATCCTTCATCATATAATTTGCAGTGTGGTATATTATTCGAGTTAAGAAATTGCCAAACTTCACGTTCAGTCCAGTAAAGAATAGGCGAGACAAGAATTTTATCTTTTCCATTGACGCATGTAACCATCTTTTCTTTATGCTCAGAAAATTGGTCGAAGTTCCCGCTGAATTTATGGTTGCTTATTTCAATCTCTTCACGCTTGGAACGTCTTACACTTTCTGCCTTGCGAATACCTATCAAGGTAACCTTACCTGCTCCAGACATTTCTTTAAATTCAGCACAACACCAACGCATTGTTCTTGTTGGAATTATGTGCTTTTTTAAAGCTATATCATAAATACTCATTTTGGGCTTTATTAATTCAACATCTGGATAGTACTGCTTCACAAAGCGAATAACATCCGGAGGATCGACGGAAGTTAAGTTCATATGAGCCTTAAACCTCACACCTGCCATCTTTGCAAGATGGTACAGGACTTGACTATCTTTTCCACCGGAGAATGCAAGATAAAAGCCGTTCTCTGGATCGTAGTCTAAAGCCATCGCCTCACACTTCTGAAGTAAGGCGATGGAGTAATCTATTTTAGATTGCAGATTCATTTAGTTCTTCTATTTTTCTATTACATTCCACTCACTTTCCATAATCACGTATCCACACTTGTTACAGCTATGCAGGAATGTAGGGAATGGAGCCGTAGTGTAGTCCTCAATAGCTATCTCTATGCTGCCACATTCCGGACATTCAATCTTAACCTCATTGATACCTGGATACTCCCAGAAAGAAAGCTTTCCTTTCACGTTCTCGATGGACTTATTAAACAGGATGGGATTAGCCAGTATCCAGTTATAGACTCCTTTCTCTGCCCAGATAGAAGGATGATTAATAGAACAACCTACTATCTCTACGCTGCCGATGATAGAGCCAAAAGGCATATTTCCAAACATAGTTTCTTTGGCTATCGTAGTAAATGCTGCTCTTGTCTGTGCATCAGTCAAATTAACGCTAAATTTCCTACCATGAGAACCAGCGGCATGAATGAGAATACGCCCACGAAAATTGGTTTGCCAACTCCGGTTCTCAATGTCCTTGATACCGTGGACTATCAAGGATGCCCACGGTTGCTTTATTGTTATTGCTTTCATTTCTAAATTTGTTTTACGTTAAATGTAAGTCACTTTTTTATTCGTAGTGGCGATTGTATTCAGTCAATGGAGACGCTTCTGTTTGAAGTTTAGCACATCGTTTATCAGCATCCTTCTTTGTCGTAGGTTGGCACATCGTCTCCACGTGCGAACCTCGAAAATAACGTGCTATGACATATTGCTTTTTCATATATTTCTTTTACTGATTAAATCTGATTATTCCGATTATGCCAATGGCCTCAACTATCTGGCAGTTAATCTTCAGAATCCAATTTAGGCATTATCAATCCTTTTGTTTCATATAACTCGTTTCCGACAAACTCCAATTTGATACTTTGGTTTTCGGTTTCTCCAAAACGCATGCGCACGGATTCCGCATTTACTGAAGCACATATATCGGATAGGTAATACGGATTTATACGAATTTTCCTTTGAGAGCCTTCTTTCCAGTCATCGATTACTTTTTGATAGTTCGGATATTTCATTTCATCACCAGAATAGAAGTTGATCTTAACACTATAGCCATCACCCTGTACAAGAAAACCGTCTTTCTCGATGGATGCAACAGGATATTTCATCAATAACTGGAAGTTCTTGCCGGAAAAGAAATGCCCGTTAAGTAATTCGATTTCCCATTCATCAAAATTAGAAATTTCACTAACCTTGGCTTTTATAAGAAGATGCCCATTACTTGCAATCGCATAACCGTACTCAAAGTATATATAGTTCATTACCGGACGGAACTCGTCAATCGAACATATTTTGTGCAGTTCGATTCCTTTATGAAAATTATGCCTTGGTTTCTTCATGATCGATATTATTTAATTGTTTTTCCCTTTTTTCTTTTGCTTTCTTACAGCATTCTGATACCATACAGAATTTGCACCAAGACTGCAAGGTTTCACGTGCTTCTCCTTTACGTCGATACTTCAGGGGATAGAAGTAGCTCAGACGGAAGTATTGCCCGCAATGGGTGCAACGCTTATGTAATACTCCATCGATGTTCATGTAGTTGTTCTTCCTTCTGCCAACAGGCAGACCGTCACTTCCGAGTACTATCATGATGCCATCTTTTTACGGATTAAACCAATGTTCTTTTTCACAAGAGAAATTATTCGTTCATGGTACTCAGTATTTTTGTTACAAGTACCGCGAGACTGAACGATCTCAAAAGTCTTCAATGATACCTCTATTGTCTCAATACGTTTTTCCCCAATACGGGCCGACAAGATAAGACTATCACTAAGCTTGTAATATTCGTTCGTATATACGCAATGGTGCATTGCTTTACCCTCCTGGTAGAACTGAGTCACACTTTCCAACGGACGGATAGTGATGCTACCGTCCGTAATCTTTAAGCCAAAGAACTTCTCCATTTTTTTATAAAACCGGGCGATATTTTCCTTGCGCTCTTTTTCATGACGAATCTTCTCCATCCGCTCCTGTTCTCTTCTCAGTCTGGTTTCAATATCCCTCTTTTTATTCAAAAGTAAATCGTGTTCAGTCTTCAGGTCTTTGGGACAAACATAATGGGCATTACGCACATCCTTGTGGAAGTACAATAGCAAGCCGACATAATCATTCCATATAGAGGCGTCTTTGATAATATAATGATTCCTGTTGCAGATATTAAAGGAAGGCTTATAGCGGAGTTGGTAATATCCTTCTTTGAACATGTGTTTAAGCATTGACATCTGTCCTGTCTTTAGGCAAAGCTCTGCGTCGTTATCTCCTTTTAAAAGAGAACGTATGAGTCTTGACGGATTAACATCTGGAAATTTTCTGCCAATACCTCGTTTCTTTAATTCGGATATCAACTCTACTTTGGAGTATAAGTATCCATAAATCGCATAGATATCTCCGTAACGATAATAGCCATTACCACCATATTCATCCTTTATGCTTAAAGGGCTTGAATATATCCATCCGTTGCCACCCATATTCATCGGTTTGGCCATGACGGTACGCTTTCCATCCGCTGTGATCCATTCCTGAACGGTTTCAAAAAAAGAGTAACGAATATGAGAGGAAATGGTAGTGTAGGCCGTTTTTTTATAGGCACATTTACAGCATAACACATGCCTTATCACCTGGAATCCGTCCACAACTTGCAGAATAGACATATATACTTCGTCTGTACTTTTCTTCTTCCGGCTTACCTTTACCTTTAGCTTATGATGGCAATATGGACATTCTGTACTGTCTCCTAAGATGATAGCACCCAACTCGCTGTTGTTTGTGTCTATCCAGGCTCCACCACAATCAGAACACCACAATTCATTCTTGCATTTATACGCTTCATGAGCAAACAGATGTTCTGTAGCCCAGCGTTTGTGGGCATTAGTTATTTCAGATAACTTGTTGCTAAGCTCCGAAACTGTTTTCTGTAATTTGGTTCTCGGTTTCATAATTAGAATGATAAACTCATTTGTTGAACTTTGGGTGATTCTTTCTTTGCCTTTGATGGTTTCTTTTTGAGCAATGCGTATTGCTCTTCGGCTAGACGTTTAATAGCTTCCTCACGGGCTTTTTTCTCGTCTTCCTCGGTTAACTTAACCGGTTTGGCTGGTGTTGTAGTAGAAGCAGAAGTTCTAACGTTTGACGGCAGCTTATTAACTTTGATATCATCCTCATCATAGTAATGGACTGCCATTCCATAGACTACATCATTATCCATCATGCAGCCTTTCGCATTGGATGTAAAAGCAGTACTATTTTTGAGGGCTTCGCCAAAAATATAGGTACAACATTCATCGATGCTTTTATTCTTCTTTGCATAAGACTTTGCAAATAATTCGTCTGTCCGGGCACGCTCATCAAGATATGACTTGATGATGTCCTTTATTGATTCTTGTTTACTCATAGCAACTTTTATTTATTTCTTATCTGTATATATCCCCTGCGTTCGGTTTCCCTGAGAAGTTCCATATCCTCATCTTTGATGTTACAGGGAGTTTCTCCATTTACTGTGGTGTAATCGGGAATGTTAAACTTTTCCCGTATCTTCTTCTTAATTCTTGGAATGTCCTTCAGGTCAACATTCCTAAGATCCCAGTAGATTGTTACTTTCATTGATCTACAGTGTATAATTTGCATCCCGTTTTCTCTTTTGCCCTGAGTAAGAAGTTAGCTGCCTCGTCATTATCTACTATCAACTTTACAGCGGTTAATCCTTCTGTTATTGGTTTCTGAAAAAGTAAAGAGCAAGGTTGATCGTAATACATCCAGTAGAAGATAAATTCGGCTAACCGAAAATTATCTATCTGAACGATATATTTCTTCGGGGGACGCTGCATATCAAATTCTAACTAAGCTTCTCTATTTGATAAGCCTTCACATCATTGTACCATTTACCGTTGATTTCACGTGCTTCTACAGTAAACCGTACCCTTACCTTTTCATCGACTGATGGAGCATCTTCTACAGGACCATCGAAACTGATCATGGAGAATCTCATCCTGAGAGGGAAACGTTCTATAGTTTCCAAAACAAACTCTTTCTTCTGCCAGTCTTTTCCTGTCCTCGTTTGTCCATTGGTGGTTGGCAATGCCACTAATATTTTGCCTTCGGCTTCACAATTCATAAGCTAATGATTTTATTATTATATTTTTTATTTTTCAGCCCTTTTATGTCGGTTCCCGACAACCCTTCGGGCTGTATAGGACAAGTTGCCGTAAATCGTTAAAAAGATTATTAAAAACATGTATTTAGTTCATTTTCAGCGAATTGCACGCGCACCATAAGGTGCTTTTTAGTGTTCATATAATACACTGATTATCAAACAATTATCTTTTTATTCGAATTGGCGTAAATATCCCAATCTGATAACTTGCTAAAAGACGGTCTTTAAATTCACGCTCTAATTCGCCTATTTCTTCTACATACTTCACGCGCTCTGTCGGCCAGCTGCGAGCGAAATTGCGGATCGTTTCCCATTGCTTCTTAGTAAGCGCACCATCCAGATACATCTTCTTGTACCGTTCCTTGTAGCGCGTCACTCCTATACGCTGTATCTCACGCGCTTTGTCAAGCTGGGACATCTTTACACCTTTCGTAGCGGACAACTCTCTTGCAAAGTTTATCTCTGACCAATCCTTGTAGAAAATGCGACCAACTTTGGATAAGAAGGAATTATCAGTTAGTTCGGTCAAAGGGACGGACTGATGTTTGTATATCGTTTCGATACGCAATATATTAGCACCAACCCGGCGCCCCTTTTCTCCGGCTTCGAAGGTCTTATCATAAATCTTTAGCACCTTACGGAAATATTTGCTTTTCTCCGTTGTCTTCTGTTTGGATTCGGGAAAGTTGGCATCATTCCATAATATCCGACCGGATGCTTCCCGGACCTGCTTTATATACTCATCCGCTGGCAGTTTCATTTTCATTGTAATACCGATTTCGTAGTAGGTAACTACAGCGTTTTCCGGCTTTACAGAAAGTCTTAACAGAAGCTCTTTGATTGTCCGGACTGCCATCGCAAAAGTCATTGGACGAGAATTATCCAGTTTTCCGGTACGCCCCTTACTCCATAATTTGCAGATAGAACATTTACAGCGTAACTTATTGCCTCTGACCTCAATAAAGCAACCGTCAAAGTTGGCGTATGCCGTTGATTTATAATAGATTTCATCACCTTCTGTACATTGCTCCAGGTAATTGCGAAGAACGATAGTGGCAATATCGGCAGTGTCAATAGTTGCCTTTATTATCAGCTTATCGAACATGAACTACCTATTTATCACTTGTATAAGGATATACATCAATGATAGGAGTTTCAACAACCGACCCAATGCGGTATTCCGCCATTGTACCTTTCATCCCTTCATGTAACTTAGTCGTTGCATCCTCTGTTGAGGCACCTTGTACAAGTACATAGGTTGATGTTTTCTTTTCGGCACCGCTTTTATCATCCAGGGTAATGAAAATTAGTTTGCATTTGAACCAGCGATCTGCGGCTTCTTCTTCGCTTGGGAACAGTTCGCTGAAGTTGGCACGACTAATATCTGATACAGTGAACTCACCCGAGATAAACGGTGTCATTTCCTCAATGATGCGGGCTTCCGCTTCTGTAAAGCTGAGTGCGTCCACCAGATAAGGCTCCGTTACTTTCTTATTCATTCCGTTCTCCATTACTTTTTCGTAACGGATCTTACATATAAACCATGTGTGCATTGACATGACTATTTCTTTTTATTGTTCAACTTCTTTATAAACTTCTTGCACCGACGACATAAGTCCTGATCAGGAGATGTCTTAGGTGCATACTTCTCAATCCTTTCTGAGCATTGGCGGAGAAGGCGCTCTAATGTTTGTATGTCCGTTTTGCATAGCTCCATGTTATTTGATTTGTTTTTCTGTCTTTAGGCGCTTAACCTCTTTCCGATAGTGATCTATCATTGTCTGATACTCAAAGTCGGAGATCTTATTAATTTGAGTCTTCATCGCTTCAAGCATCGATACAGTAGCTTCTCCGTACTTGGCAATCAATCCACGTCGATACCCCTGAATGTTGCCTTCATCAAATCGGTTACATTTCCGGCATTGGGCATTGCAATTTTTTTCGCTGAATCTTGTAGCCATGTGCTGGCGGTTGATGTAATGCCCGCAATCGGATTCGTCAAAAGGCAGGATATTACCACAGGAGATGCATCTGAACATTCCGTTCGGCATCACATCCCGGAGACGGATATACTTGGCAAATACCACATCGAGGCGATTTTTCAATTTACTTTTTGCCATAAGACATACCTGTTATTTGCCGATATTGATCTTCGCTACGGAAACGTATGGCATTCTGATACCAAACACTGTTGGCCGCCTGATAAGGATGCTCGTCAGTTAAATCACTTGAGTTTTCGTCTGACAGGCGAGCGATGATAGCACATTTACGTTCTCCGTCATTCCATAAGATGGCGGTATCTCCAATACGAGGAACTTCTTCTACATGATCCGTCAGGTCGCAGTGAAAATCGCCATAATGTTCAGGCTCAAATATGATAAGCAACTTGTTGTCAATAGCTTCAATTGACACACGGCTACATTCTGCCGGTATCTTGTAATCTATCAGTTTCATTTTCATGGCTAATATATTTTTGAATCATAAAATTCTTGATGCCTCATATACTCCCGAGCTATTTCGTAACGGGAAGCCGGTGCGATACGATCATGGATGTATTGGTACTTTTCAAGGCTCATACCGGAAAGAATATCATCGGTATATTCAACCCTGCCGGAATAAATACATCCTGCAACTACAATCGCAATAAGAATTGCCTGAATGATATATTTGCTGGTATTGTTCATATATTATATTTTTAGATTTAACTTTTGAAATCCCCGCCAACCCGTGACGGGGAATATTACTACTTATCTATTTACTCAGCACACTTCACAGCGGACTATCTTCATCAGCCAAATAGTAGGCTGTTAGTTCATCTTTGGAAAAATACAAGTTCCCATGCTTTTTATGGTGTGGAATTTGTCCACGGCTACATCTCGTTCGAATTGCATTTTCTGTGAGTCCAAGCATTTCTCCAACTTGTTTTATTGTTAAAAGCTCATCCTTGTGTCCAATTCTTTTCGCAATAGCTTCTGCTATCTTTTCAATTTCAAAATTTGTCAACATACGATTTCTATTTAATGGTGAATAAAATTCAAGTATCAAATTTCACAGTATACCGTAATACATCTGAACCTTTACATTCCCAACGCCCAAAACGTCCATCTTCAATTCTCACATAACTGATTTTCCCCTCTCCAGCAAGGCGTTCTAACCGTCTCCGACCACCAACGAGAATAGAAGCTTGAGTTTTATTGAATGTCACCTTTTCAGCAGCCCTCATTATTTCTTGTAGTCTATCCATGGCAACTTTCCTTTCCAATGAATTTGTTCACGAAGTATATCTGCCCCTTCCCTGTAACCTTACTAGTAGTAGTGACTATAATGTCACCTGTTGATTTGGTTATCGTTGTCTTTTTAATTTCAAATAGTCCTAACTCCATAGCCTTTTGCGTTGGCTGATTATAAGAGGCTCCTTTATTACAGAGAAAACCGTTTTTACGCATCCACTCAAACAAACGGTTCTGCCCAATAGTAACACCATTTTGAGATATAATCTTTGCAAGCTCGGAGATTAAACAAGAACGTTGAGAGGTTGAAACAGCCTCAGCAAACAGAACTTTTGGTTTATCTGCTGCAATCTGCTTTTGTTGGTTTTCTATTTGCTCCTGTTGTTGAGCAGCAAGAAGAAGGGCTTCTTTAAAGGAACCGGGAACCTGAAAATTTCCATTCCGCTTTTCCTTTTCTAATTGTTCCCAACGAAGAATCAATTTTGCCCGGGCCTCGTCATTAAACTTAGTAGCAACATAGAAGCATTCGGTTTTGGTAAGTTCATAGCAAGGCCTACCTTGCTGATTAGCATCTTTATATGTGCCGAGCCGAAATTTCGTCCCGGCTACTTTTTCCCAAGATGGTTCCATCACCCGTATTGCTTCCAATACATGCTTGTGCATTTTACCTGTGAGTTCAGCTATTTCAATTGAACTCATTGTTTCTTTAATCAATTCAAGGTTTCCCATATCTTAGTTTCTTTAAAGGGCACGTCTTCAAAAGAGAAGTAAAATTGTCACATTTAAAAATCACATGAATAATTGATGACGTGCCCGAATTATTATTATTTTTGTATGTCACATTTAATTTTTTATACTTATGATTACTTTTATCACTCCAAAACTGAAAGATGATCTTTTAGCAGACCTATTGTCTGTTGAGAGTATGGGTGTTCAAAATAACGTCCATTCCTGTGCTAAAGAATTTGATACTTCCTCTGATATTATTGAAGCGATATATGATCAATTTGAGGAAATGGGCCTACTCCAACAAACTAAATGTCTAGGCGGAACTATAATCTTCCAATTAAAGGCTAAGGCTCACGATTTCTATAGACACGGCGGCTTTGCCGCCCAAGAAGAACTCTTAAAAGCCAATATTCAAAAACTGAGTGACGAATTAGATCTTCTCGCCAAACAACTTTCTCCTGATCTTCTGGAAAAGGCAAATTCTCTTTCGACCATCGGGGTCAATATTCTTACTGCTCTCAGTCTTTTCAAATCCTAAGAGAAAACGTTCCAAGTTTCGTAATGGGTCCTTTGATGACACATACATCAAAGGACTCATTTTATCTTTATAGATTTCTTTTCCATTTAATGTAACTGATCGAGACACTGATATTAGTTTCTCGGTTCGCCCATTTCTTTTTTCTGTTTCATAGCATACTGAAATCTCAATATGCTTAATGTTTTGTACAGTACTTGCTTCCATATCCTTCATGATTTCTTGTGGCCTATCCATGTTTACTCTCCTTATAATTTTCAGGCATTTTTCCAGTTAAAATGTAGTTACGCAATATATCTTTAGTACAAAGTACCCCTACGGTATCTCTATATGCGTTGCCAGACATTGAAATAATGCATTCTGTGAATTTTACTAATTCTATAACATCCTTCTCTACCGCTTTATACTTCCTTCCTTTCTGTATCAAAGAGATAAGTTCTCCACGGTAAAGTGCCTCATCTCTTTCTTTAACCTTGCCACTATCACCACTCAAGGGGTTTAACGCCCAAGTAGTCCGATGATAATCAGGCATGTCAAGAATGCAACATCCTGCCGCATCCCACAAATCCTTATAAGGAGTATCTGTAGGGATATACTTCATATTCACCGGAATAGTAAAAGTGCCAGTAGATTTATATGCCAAATCTGGCTGGGGACTAATAGCATCGGAATTTTTTTCTTTAACCCAATACAACAGATATGTAATGCTTCCGAAAAAGCCTATAGCGGCAAATAAGAGTATAGCCCACACTATTATGTTTTGGTATATTTCCATAATTATCCCTCCTTACTCTACTCTTGTTACACGAAACATCGGCTTTTCCAACTTGGTCTTAAAAACCTTATTTTCCATTACCGAAATTTGAGAACATACAGACTTTACTACACACATCCTTGATGCAGGATAGGTGTAAGATTCATCTACTTTCAGATTCCTTATTATAGGTCTGATTGGGTCTTTTTCCATTTGTTTGTTAACTTCTTCCATAATTATTGTGTATTAATTGGTTTATTGATTAACTTTATGATGCAAATGTAATCATTAATATTACATGTAATACAAAGAGATTACATTATTGCATTTTATTAACAGTTGGTTTATTACATATTATTTTTTGCATACAAAAAACCTTCAATAACTTTATTATATGAAAATCAATAGATTAAATATCGGTCAGGAAATACGCCAAAAGGTAGAAGAAAGCGGAATTTCAAAAGCTAAATTCGCTGAATTACTGGGTATTGCTCGACAGAATATAGAAAAAACCGTATTCCAAAAACATAGCCTTGACACAGATTTACTTTGTAATATAAGCGAAGTGTTAAACTGTAATTTTTTTGATTACTATAAATCAGATAAATTATGTAATAATATAGATTACGTAGAGAGAAAAGAGATCAAGGCAACTTTATCAATAGAAATGGGAGCAGAGAAAAAAGAACAAGTGCTCCGATTCGTATTTGGCGATAATAATATTGAAATATTAAATAAATAAAACAATGAGCGCAGAAAGGAAAAGGTTATCAGAATTGAAAGAGGGCAATTTTTTTGTTTTCACAAGCAGAAAAAAAATGCCATGTATTTATAATGGCACATCTATTTGGAAGAAAGACACCATTTATTTGTGGTCAGAACTCAAAGAACACAGTCGCTGGACTCAATATGGAGATCTTTGGGTGATTGATTATGGCAATACCCTTCCTGACGAATTGAATCAGAAGAGAAATAGTTATTTAATGTGGAAATGAGGCACTTCTTGAATAGATGAACTAAAATAATAATATCCCATCATGAAAAAAGAGAAAACGTCACGACCGATATCTAAAAAGGAATCTCCAAAGTCACCTTGTGGAAGATATTCCCAAAGAAAATCTATTATTGAGAAGAAAAAAGACACCGGTAGAACATATGATTTTACCAATGATAAAAGCATAAATCCCCCTGACAGTGATAAAAGAAAGAAATAAGATGTCTGAGATAACGCGAATAGAATGTATTGTATGGCATGAGTTAGTACACTCTGCATATTGGGAGCAATATTTATCCCAATATGTCAGCCATAAATATGATTATAGAAAAGCCTACAGCACTGTATTGTTGGTATTATCCACTATAGGAGCCTCCTCGTTCTCTGCATGGAAATTAATTCCAAACGGAGAAAAATGGGTTCCAACTATTACATTTGGAATTATGGCTATTGTTCAACTTATATCAATATGCCAAAAGAACGTAGTAATTGACGATGATACTGCTCGTAAATTAAGAGAACTACGAATTAAATACATAGAATATTTAAACAAGATAGAAAGACTTTATCTTGATATACGTGACAGCAAACTGGATGTAGAAACAACCAAAAACCGTTTTTTTGATATTAGAGAATCTGTTTATTCCATTGAGGAACTCAAAGATTCTCTAAATATAAAAAAACTCAGAAAGCCAAATATAAGAGGGCAATATGAGATGGAGGTCAGACTATCAAGAAAATTTGGGATTCCAGCTCCTACCACAAATCCATATTATAATAAATGGACCACCCGAGTTGCCAAGCGAATCTCGCAAACGTTAAGAACATTAAAACTAATAAAATAGCCACAGGAATTCCAATTACTATGGCTAACAATATTTTAAAAATCAATAGAATCATAACTCTAAAAACAAAAAAAGATGAACGACGATTACAATTTCTTTAATCCAGAATCAGGTCTAATTCCTGAAACAAGAGACTTTACTCCGGACTATGCTCCACAAATACCGGCTAATAACGACATTAATTATCCAGTTCCTGGCTCTTACGATTTTACCAGCGATTATGCACCAGATCCTCCTACTACTCCAGATGAGTAA